TGGAAGTGTTAGAATGTCCTTCATGTTGTCCCCTTGTTCAGGTCGACGTTGTTGTCGACATGTTCATCGTAAGTCGTAGATACTCATTCTGTCAACTGTTCTGAGATAACAGTTTCGTGACAAGTTTGCGGAGACGCGTTCTGACGCGTTCTGACCCCGATACGCATGACGACATCAGATCGCCCGTTTCGACGCATCACGCGCCTTCTACGTCGTTCTGACACGGTGTTTCAACCCATGCCCATTGATGCCATGCACAAAGACCGATCGATTCCGAGTAGGCGACAAGTTCTAGGGCGGCACGAAGGTTGATCGTCGGGTCGAACAACTGATCGCATGATGTCAACACGCCCGCAGTTTGTAGATAACCGTCTGAGTAATACTTCGACGGTAAGCACCAGAAGCGGTTGATCTGCGTCAACCCGATACTGCCCCCGTTTGGGTCTGCCGTGTTGATCTGCGACGGATCGCATCGCGACTCTCGATTGATGATGCGATCGAGCGTCGGCAACAACGCGTCATCGAACCCGACCGCGTGAGCAGTCGACCACCATTGCGGGCATCGTGCATCAGGGGATGTTTGCACGACCGTCGTTGATGTCGTCGATGACGACGTTGTTGTCGAAGTGTTGTTGATTGCAGTTGGTTCGGGCGTTGGTGCGTCTAACGCTTTGACGGGCAACGCGATCAGCGCGCCTACGGTCAATGCGATAGCGATGATGTTTCTTGACTTGATCATTCATTCACCTGCTTTCTTGGTCGTCGGGACTCAATGGTCAGCGCGTACTGCGCAAGTGCGGCATCTTGTTCTGCCTGCGTTCGGTGTGACATGGATTGTATCAGTTCGTCTTGCGCTCTGCCCGCGTGTGCCATTGCCGCACCCATACTTTGTGCCGCAGAGATCGCGGGATCGACACGTTCAACGATCGTTTCAACTTGTTGTTGTTCGTCTAGCCAGCGTTCTGAGTTCAACCATGTCGCGAGATGCGCGCAGTATTGCATGTCACGAATGTTCGACGCGTATCGTTCGACCGCTTTGATCAACACGTCAATCGACGGTGCATCGGATCGACGCATCAAACGATCAAACGCACGTTGAGCAGCCGCCTTCGCAACCTTCTTTGGATACACCTTCCACAACGCGTCAAACGTATGTGACGGTTCCTGACGGTTCATCAATAATGTATGCGCACCGTCGAAGTGCGACCTATTCGCGGTTGCAGTCACACCTAAGTCATCAGATAGGTCTGACTCAGTCCCACCTTTCGTCAATCGATAGCGACCGACTTTGCCACGCCCATTGCCCGCACGCTCGATGACTTCGATCATGTCGTCTTTGATCATCTGTCTCATCGTTTGCGACACCCACGACGTTGAACATCGCGCCTTGCGTGCCAACGTGTGATGACTAGGGAAACAAACGCCTTCGTCGTTTGCGTAATCTGCCAACGCAAGATGCAACAACAAACGTTCGCCCGAGTACGGCGACGATTGCCACACCCATGTCATCCACTTGATACTCATTCGATCCCCTTATGTTTCAACGTCAATCAATCAATCGAGATGTCCCGTATCGCGTGCCAATGCGATCAACTGTCCCAAGACATCAAGTTCGACAACTGCCAATCCTGATCGTTCACCGTCACCCATACAAACAAGCACGAACGCACGTGTGTCACCAATCGCACGTGCCGCTTCACTTTGCGCCCGCGCCGACTTGTACCGTGTGATCACGGGCGACACTTGCGCACCCGCCTTCACTTCAATGCGGAACGCACCACCCCAATGTTCTTCATGACGCGAGTTGACACCCGTGATGCCTAACGTCTTGCGCGCACGTCGCGCCTTGCTGTCGCCTTTCGCGCGATTGCGTTTCCCGCGTGCAACGGGATCACCGCAACCTTTGACACGTCGCGCACCGTCACGCGACACGCGACCCAACGTGCCAAACTTCGGACACTTATCGCCCAACGTGCAACGATCACGTCGACCTTGACATTCACCTTTGCGATCGTCGACCACGTTTCTGTCCTTTCTCAACTTGGTGCATCAACACATTCATCGCTTCGAACCCCGCGATCGCAACTTGTGATGATGTCATCGACGGTACGACACTCAACGCTTCTTCAAGATCAACGCGACTTGCACCAACCTTGTTGATCGCAATGAGCATGATGCCCAACAACCACTTGTTGCTTGTTTCGTGATCAATGACGTGTTCTTGCAACATCGCGACGATCGCACCGTTTGTTTCGTTGTTCGGCTGACCGATCCACCCGCCTGACGCATCGTCGAAGTCGTCAAACATGTCGAAGAAGTCGTCGTCCACGTTCATCACACTAACCTTCGCATTCTTCGACGTTCAGACGGTGTTGTACCACCGAACATGCCCCAACGATCTTCTGCGGGTTCTTGACTCAACGCAAGTGCAAGACATTCATTGACGACGGGACATCGATCGCAGTATTCACGTGCCGCCTTCCACGTGTGGATCGTGTGTCGACGCGCAGACGGAAAGAAGATGTCACCGTCTGCACCCCGACATGCCGCGTGCTGTCGCCAATGTTCGATCATGTCAACAATGATCGCACCGCCCACAACGGAATGAAGCGTGATCCCGCAAACAAGCAAACATCTTCTTCGTGTTGTAGTCGTTCACCCGTTTCGACATTCGCCCGATTGCCCCACGTGCGTCGTCGTTCGATAGACATGCCCGTTTCGTCACGCAAGTCGATCACGAAGTCATCGTCATCACATGCAACCATGATCAACGCGACACATGATCGTTGTTTGGCAACTGCGTTCAATGTCTTGACTTTGTGGTATGACAACATGAAACGATGCGCCGCAAAGTATTCAAGTGGATACGTTCGTACTTTGATCTCGACAACAGCCGCGACACCCCCGTTCGGGTGCATCAACACGCGATCGAATGGCGCGAACTGCGATGTCGTGACACACGCACCATGCCATTGTCGCGCTAGGCGATCTGCCGCGTTCTTCTCACCTAGAAGGTGATCAAACGTTTCCCATGTCCGATACTCGTCGCTCACGACGACATCAACGACTTGATCACGGCTGACGCTTCTTTGCTTGTCAACAACGACAACTCGTCAATGTGACGCCCAACGACATCACTTGCGTGTTGGTTCAGGTTTGCGATCGAATGTTCGCGTGCGAGTTTGTGCAACAAGTTCAGTTGTTTCTCTGATGCAACCGCACCGAGTTGACGCACCTTTGTCGTTTGTGGTGTTTCGACCAATGTCGCGTCTGGGAACGCATCTTTGACAACACGAATGATGTTGCCTTCGGTGCGCGTTGTTGGTGTTGCGTGTTGTTCGTCGTTGCGTCGATTGATCACTTCGTCACGACTCGCAATGTGCGGTTCATCGACTGCGAGACATGCCATGATCGCACGCCCCCAAGCAGATGTCTCAGCGTTCATGACTTCGCTGTTGCGTGTGAATGATGATGCACCGATCACGGGTTCTGCTGCGACTGCAACGGCAGGGCAGTTGTCGTCTGGTGAACGGAAACATGCAGCCGTGTAGACGATGAACTCGCGCCCACCGATCTCGACGATCTTGAACGGGTTTGCAGGATCGAACGGACGCAATACCGCTTCGGGATGTTTGTCACGTAGTTGCTTGATCCTTGTCGCCACGTCGACATAGTTCGATAGGTCGAATGTCATTGGTTGTTCCCCTTTGTGTTGATCCGCATGACGCGGGTTGGTTGTTGTTGTTTCATGTACGTCGCGACAAGATCGGGATGATCTTGTTTCAACGACGCAAGGTCGACCGATGTTCGTCCCGCTTGTTCTTTCCAAGTGAGAACGGTGACACCGTTCAACGTTGCGATCTCAGCGTCGAGCATGATACGTGCGAGATGATCACGCGCCGCCTTCTCGATCGTTTCGGCTTGTTTCTTCAAGTCACGTGCATCGGCAAGGTCACGCACCCATGAATGTTCGTCGACCGTCAGTTCACGAACGATCGGTTGCGGTTTCCACATGTCGGCAATCTGTTCGGCTGTCAACGTGTCGATCATCGTTTCGGCAAGGCGTTCGTCTGCCATGTCGATTGCGTTGCCCAACAACTCGGCATCGTGCATCAACGTGTCCAACGCTTCTTGATTGCGTGGGATCTCATGATGCGTGATGTTCATGTCGCGATCAAGGACGATCAACCAGACGGGTCGTTGCATGACCAACATCTGCGCCCAACATTGCCACAAGTAGTCGTGTGGTACGTCATCGATGCTGTTGACGCGATGTCGTCGCGTTGTCTTGACTTCACCGATCACGGCGGGCGTGTCGTTGTCGATACCGACCGCGTCGAGTGTGACCGTGAAACGATGATCGCGATACATGCTTGACGGTGTGATCATGTCGATGCCCAAACGTCGACCAAGTTCGTCGACCAACGCGGGTTCGAGTACGTTCCCGACGTGCATCGCGGCTGTTGTTTCGCTGACGCGCGGTTGTGTTCGTTTCGCGTGCCAAAGATCGGCACGTGTCATGAATGGTGACGCGTTCATCAATGCAGGTGCGTCGGATGCGCCGAATGTGACGCGTCCTTCATCATCGCGATGACGACGTTCCAACCATTCCATTGATCCGTGTTTCGGTTTCGGTATGACTTGCATGTTGCCCCCTTTGTTGTGGTGCGATCACGTTGACACATGGGTGTCACACGGTTTCGCATCGATGTTGTTGTGATGCGACATTACAACCCAATCCACCGTCAGTTGTGCATCTAGCCAAACTGTCCGAGTTGACAAGGTGTGCTATACTATTGTCATCGATAACAACATCGATAGAAGGAGACAAGGGGAATGATCAACGACAAGGTCGACCAAGCGGTGCGCGAGTTCGCACACGCGGTCGAGACATACGGCATGCCCGTGTGGTACGCGCACGTCCCGATCACGGTGCAGGCATTAGTCCCGCGCGACGTGAAACGCGACGTACTCGCCAACGCTCGATTGAGCGAAGGTTGGGCGTACCAAGACGGTTGCTACTTCAAAGGACGCATCGACGCACGCGCGGCGTTGATCGCATGGGCGAAGGTCAACGTGTTCGAGATCATGACGGTCAAGGACATCGCGACATCGGCAGGCGTTCCTGAGTCGGCGGTGCGATCAATGATCATCGACCGACCCGACATCCTACGCAAGTCGGACGGGCGCACATACGAAGTACGCGACCCGCACGGTGATCGACAGATCGAGAAGGGCAGGTGACATGAAGCAAGCACGTTGGAAGTGTCCGACATGCGGTCACGGGTTGCTTGCACCGACCCGCCCGCGACGCAACGATGTCCGTCGATACTGTTTGCCGTGTTCGTCGAAGGCAGGCGTGTTGGTCGAACGTGTCGCACCCGCGCTCGATGCACAACGCAAACGTCGCGACGATCAACGACGGGAACGCGAGAAGGCACAACGGGAACGGGAACACAAACGCAAGAACACACCACGCAAGGTTGCCGCCCGACAGTTCAGCAAGGTCGGTGCATACGGCATGCCGATCCAAACCGAAACGCAACGCCTATGGCGAATGTTGCGACACATGCCCACGACCTATCGCGGTGCGACAACTGCGATCAGTCGATCGAAACGAATGCCCGCACCGAAGGTCGCAGTCAAAGACAAGTATTGGTCGATCGACAAGGACGGTCGAGTGTTGAACACGGGAAGGACAGCAGGACTCGCGTACACATGGCAACATCGCATCGCGGTCGAACCGAATGTCAGTTGGGAAACGTTGGCGCATGAGATTGTTCATTGCGCGGGATACCACAAACACGATCACGCGTTCTATGCGACTCTCATCTGGTTGACCGAACGAAGGTGGCGCACGACGATCAAGGATCGACACACGATCACGCGGTACGGGTATCACATCGATTGGATGATCGAACGACAGATCGATGACATCGTTCGCAATCACTTCCAACCGACATCGATCGAACCCACCCAATCAACAACCGAGTGACACCACGATCGTAGAAAGGTCGCTAAGGCGCATCAGAACGCGCGTGCTGCGTCAAACCCACCGACCCCCCATGATGACACCCCTGCATCAGAGCGCGCCCGCTATGCGATGCGTTCAGCGACGCGCCGACAACAACATCGACGCGTCGCCCGCGAAGGGTGGGGAAGGGGAAACCGCGACCCGTCGCGTTGAACGCACTTGTCAGATTACTCGAACCGACACGATCATGCCGATTGGTATGCACAACACATTGTCCAACCCGTCTTCGTTCGTGATCGATTGCGCAACAACGACATGACCCTTCTTGGCTTCGGGCAACAACCAACCGCACGTTTCGACGATGCAAGGTTCCTGATCGATGTCATCAAAGTCAACCCATGACGTTTCCGCGTGGGCATCATGCCAAACAACTACCGCCTTCGTTCGCTCGACCATGACATCAACCTTCCTTGTCAATCTGCAATGTCGGTGACACCCTGCGCGTAGAAGGGTCGCATAGGCGCGTCAGAACGCGTCTGCTGCGCGAAACTACCCGACCCCCATCAACACACCCCCCAAACAAGAGCGCGCCTGCTAATGCGTCGTTCATGTTCACCAACCTTCCTTCTTGCGATCCACGCAGAAGATAGGCGCGTGCAACGTGATGCCTTTGTTCGGCGCAACGATCGCCAACGCCTGCTGCGGCTGCTCAAACCCAAAGTTGTTCACATAGGCATACTCATCGATGCCCTTCATCGATCCATTCACGACAAGTGACGGTGACGGCAAGTATTGATGCCAATGCCCAATCCAAAGTGTGTCGAACGTTTGACCCGTTGCCAAGAACCGTTGCGCCTTACGTGCGCGCATCCGCATGATCGGTGGATAGATCCCACCAATCCCACCACCACCACTCACCTGATCACCATGCGACAACAAGTGCGTCGAGTCATACACCTGCACGATCGCATCCGTACCTTCGGGAACGGTGAACGTGAAACGTTTATCGTCTTTGAAGAACCGTTCTAACTGTTTGCACAACAACCAATCAAAGTTTGTGCGTGCGCGCATCTTCATTCGCGGTTTGCGTGTCGTGCGCCCATGATTACCAGCAACACCCGCAACATGAACATGCTTGAACTCGCCTGCAAGCAGATCGAGCGCAGACGCAATGTGTTCACACCAATAGAGAAACGACGACAACATCGTGTCTTCGTTCGTTTGTTGTAGTTCTTCGTGAATGTCACCCGAGAAGATGTCACCACCCAACATCACGACACAACCGTCATACTTCATGCCCGCAAGATAGTGACGTGACAGTTTGACGACGTTCGCACACCAACGTTCCAACCTGATGCGTGCGATCGCGCGGTTGTATGCGTTCAATCCTTCAACTTCGGCAGGTTCGACGACTTCATCGAGATGCAAGTCAGACAACATCAACATCAACGTCGCTGACGCTTTGCTTGACGGTTTCTTTGGCATCGCCCACGCGATCGGTTGCAGATGTTGGGACTCGACATGTTCAACGAACGTCAACGCACGTTGCACCGACGCAAGTTGTTCAGTCAATCGAGCAACTTCTTTGACCGCGCTGTCGCGTTCACGTCGAACACGCAACAAGTCAACATTGTCATCAAGTGCGCGTTGATCACGCAGTTCATCACTCAGACCCGACATACAACCCCCGTCGCCAGTTCGACACCATTGTTTCTGACAACTTGAACCCGCGACGTTGCATCACACGCACGATCGACACGGCAGGGATCGTGTGATCGTCAAGCGCGGCTAGAAACTCTTTGCGATCATTGTCATCAAGTTGATCCGCGATGTCATCGATACGTTTGCGACGCTCGACGCGTTTCTCAGCCTTGATCTCGGTCAGCAGACCCGCCACCATTGCCCCCTTGTGCATGCCATTCAATGTGACGATCAACCTTGTTGCCGACACGTTCGACTTGTCGACCCACCTTCTTCAACTCATTCATGACAGACGCATGATCATCGTGGTTCTCGCGTCGAAACTTATTGATCATTGCAACAATGATCGTGAACGTTCCCGTCACGATCGCGACAATGATTGATGTTTCCATGTCACTTAGGGTATCTGACGCAATGATGCGAACGCAGCATTGACTAGGTCGGGATCATCGGCAAACGTCGGCATCACTTCACAATGGAACCAGTCGCCGTTCGGCGCGCCTTCGATCGTGCGAACGTCATACTTGATCCATTCCCGTCGATCACATCGCCACCCGCGCCCGAACGGTTGCGGGTAGTAATCCAAGATCAGTTCAAGCCCAATCAAGTCAGCATTGCTCACCAATGTTCGCATGACATTGATTGCAACTTGTCGCCCGCCTTCTTCGATCCCGCGAGTCAACGAACCTTTGCCAATGTTGCGCATGAAACGGTAAGAGATGTCTACGGCGCGACCCGTTGCGTGAACACTCAACGACTGTTTGCCGCGCATGTTCCTGACCATGAAGTCACCGTTGTTCCACAACGCACCGTCACCCAACTCGATGACATTCTTGATCCATGCGGTCATTCCCGCACGTCGCCCCTTTGCGATCCCGTCTTGTGTTCCCGTGTATCGTCGCGCCTTCACGACCCGCGCCCGAACGAAGGATCGTTGGAGTTTGCCCAACGCAACAATGGTGGCAACACGGCTGCAAGAGCCGCCTTTGCAAGATCATCAGGCGCATAGTTGCCAGTCGCTGCGACCGCGCAGATCGCACCTATCACGCTGCGCACGTATGACGCAACCATTGACTTGTGTTTGTCGTTGAATGTGATCATGGCAATGTCACAAACTCATCAAGTTGCGCGTCATAGTAATCACCGATGCCAGCATACTGACCCCTGAATGGTGTGCCACCGTTTGCATGAAAACTACCGACATAGGTGCGGCTTGTTTCGATGCGTTCATCATCGTTGTTCCAAGTTGCTTCATACTTGCGGTAAGTATTGTACGAAGTTTGCTTCCAAGTCTTACCAGCACCATGAACCTGAGTCAGATAAGCAACACCTACTGCCTCTGATTCAGGGAACGACAAATCCTGAATGTCGCTGTTGATCACAACACTCACTTGAAACACTTTGTTGTGTTCGTCGAGCCATGCAAAGTGTGCCATTACCTAAACCTCACCATCACAAGACCCGACCCACCAGCAGCCGCAGTAAACGGCGGGTCTTGGTTCATGCGTGCGAATCCGCCTGCACCACCGCCACGATTCGCTGTTCCGCTTGTATTGGTCGTCGTCTGATTCGTTCCGCTACCGCCGCCATCCGTGCCTGCTGTCACGGCTTGCGTTGTTGAGTGTCCACCAGCACCACCGCCGCCGTAGCCAACAGATGAGCCAGTCCACGAGTACGACAAGCCGACGCCACCAGCGCCGCCTTTCATGGTTTCTTGTCCGCCAGTTTGCGTGTAGTTCGCACCAGCGCCACCTGCACCGCCACCGCCACCGCCTGCAGCGTAGTTGCTGTTGTTGTAGCCCTGACCGCCTGAAAAACCGTTGATCGCCGATGTAGCGCCAGATTGAACGGCGTATGGCGTACCTGAGTCTCCTTGGCAACCACCACCACCGTTGGCTCCCCAGATTGACATAGTCGTTTCACCACCTTGGTTCTTACGTCCTCCGCCACCGCCTACCATGACGAGACGAGATCCGATCCCACTCCAACCGCCGATGTTGCCGCCGTTGCTGTTTGCAGCGCCACCAGCGCCGACAGTTACCGCGTATGTTCCAGCCGCAAAATAAGCCGTACCAGTAAGGATACCGCCGCCAGCGCCAGCGCCACCAGACGAACCGCTGCTGGCTCGTCCTAAGCCACCGCCCGCGCTCAGTACGAAGAAATCAAACAAGCCAGCCTCGCTCACAGTCAACGTGCCATCGCCCGTGAATGACAACAACTGCCACGTGAAACCACCATCGCTAGGTGTTGTCAACGTGCCGCCAGATGCGACACCGTAATCTAAGATAGCGAGTGTGTCAGTTGTCTGCGATGAGACATAGCCCATGTAGGAACGCGTCATTCTGTCACCTCACTTGACGACGAAACAAACTGCGACCCATTCCAAATGTCACCGATACCAGCAAACTTCCCACGATCAGCACCTTCGATCGGATTCGCATTGTACGAAGTCTGCACCCACTCACCACCAAGACCAATACTTGCGATGAACGCTTTACCTGCGGCTTCTGTCGGCGCATCATCATTACCGACGACGATCACCTCACGCACCACACCGTTCTCGATCTTTGCGAAATGTGCCATTACGAAACCACCAAAGTTCCTGTGGAATCCCACGCATACCAAGTGTAAGAACCGTCAGTTCCGTTCGTTGTCGTGCCTGTCGTTGAGAAAGTAAGACCTGCGCCTGCTGCTTCTGCGGTGAGCCACCGAACGACAACACGACCCGAGCCGCCAGCACCTTGGCTTGTTGTGTTGTAAGCACCACCACCACCACCACCACGGTTAGCAGTTCCATTAGTTCCAGAACTAACGCCGCCATTCCCTGCATTAGTTCCGCCCGTACCGCCAGCCGTACTTCCACCGCCACCACCGCCACCAGAGTAAGAAATGCTGCTACCCGTGTAGTTGTTCGTTGAAGCCGCACCACCTGCGCCACCTGTCGTGCCAGAACCGTTGCTTCCTGTTCCACCAGCACCACCGCCGCCACCGCCGTTAGTTTGCACACTACCCGTCGTGGCTCCACCATTGTTGCCTTCACCGCTTATGCCAGAACCACCACTTCTGCTCTCGCCACCAGCACCACCGCCAGAACCACCAAGACCCCCAACAGATGCATAGCCGCCGCCGCCGCCACCATTCGCACTACTAATAAATGAACTAGCCGTGCCAGTATTACCTGTTCCTATGTCGGTTGAAGCAGGCACCGCGCCACCTGCACCGACCTTCACGGTGTAGGTGGTCTTGCCGATGATGCCTGTTCCTGTGACGAATCCACCACCACCGCCGCCACCACTAGCAAACGCACCGAAACGAGTAAAGCAGCCACCAGCACCGCCGCCACCGACAAGCAGATACTCAACACTCAAGAAAGCCATCGTCGGCACAACCTGCGACGACTGCGATGACACATACCCAAGTTGACGGCGAGCAGTAGACATCGATCACCTATGCCGTGATGCGGTTCACGAAACCATGAACGACAAGAACATTGGTAGTCGCTGCGAACGCACGAACCACTAGCGGGGTTGCGTTTCCTTTCAACACAAGCCCAGGCACGACGGTGACAAGACCCGCTTCTGGCAGGACAGTAAGTTCGATGTTCCCGTTTGGTGCAGTCGTTGTACCCCATTCGATCGTCAACTTGACGCTCGATGCTGACGTGTTCACCGCATACAACCAGATCTCATCGAATGTCGTCGTCGTTGATGATGCGGTGTGGATTGTCGTGCCACTTGATGCGGTCGCTGCGACAAGGATGCCTTGTCCGTCAGTTGATCCACTCAGAACGATCTTGTCGTATGTCGCCATTCTTGTTCCTTCCTAACTGAACACTTGAACTTGTAGAACGTCAGCACCGCCGCTGATTGCTACCCACGCTGCACCGTTGTAGACTTCCATAGTCAGCGTGTCAAGCAGATACGACACTTCGCCTGCTTCTAGTGTAGGTTCACCGACACCACCATAGGCGTTCGTGCGGGTCGTAGCATTGGCAAACACCTTCACGCCGCGCATCAAGTATTGATTGACGTTTGCAGCCGTGACGACTTCGCCACTTGCCCAAAGTTTCGTTCCCGTGATAGCCATACCTTGATCCTACTGCTTATGTGACCGCGTTGTCGGTATCCAATACCCCGAATGTCACGTCGTTCAACGTGAACGGGAACACGATGTCGGCAACATACAATCCGAGTGTGACGACATGTCGATCGGGCGTGATCTGATGCACTATGCGTTCAATCCCATAGTCATCGGACACCGATGCGGGTGAACCCGTCGCGAATGTTCGCGTCACCGTGATCACATCGCCCATCTCTAATCCCAACACGATGTCACGGTTCGCTTCACTCAACGCTGAAACGATCAACTGAATGTTGTCGAAACGGTAAGCAGGTTCTTTGTAGATGTCTAGCAAACTTTCTGCCAATGTCAAGGCAGCCGTGTTGGTTGCCAACAACAAGTTGTCGATCGACAACGTTGCAATCCCATACTCTGTTTGACTTGTCGCATCATCAGCCGCCTGCACCGACCCGCCTTCGATCGTTGCTTGAACACGATTGAACAAGAACTTCTGATCGTAGATTGTTTCCATGCCTTGATAGACGATGCCTGATCCGTCATCCGCGAACGTTGTCACGGGCGACGCGAATGTCGCTGTCACACGATCGGTGAATGTCAGATCACCGTTTGCTGCGCAGAAGAACAAACCTTGTTCTGACTCAGCAACACGTTGCAGGTAGGCGGCAGCGTTGGTGTTCGCGCTGACTTGATACGCGCCCAACGTCGACACTCCTGCATCGATGTCACGTGTTGCCAACGGATAGTTGATCTCAGGCAAGTCAAGTATGTTCGTGACACGTGTTCCCGACAGTTCTGCGCTCGGTGTGAACGCGCTACCCGTGAAGGCGTTTGCGATCAACACGAAGTCGTCTGACGCGGTGATCGTCACCGTACTCAGATCAAAGGAGTAGGCGACATCAATGTCGGTGATACGTCCCGTGAATAACGGTATTCCGTTTGATAACACTTCGAAGCGTCGACGTGGTGTGACACCCGACTTGTTTGTCGTGACATCCCAATAGGGTGATGATTGATTGATCGGATCAAACCGTCGATCGTTGTTGTTCAACACGACGGTGCATGTGCCAGCCCTGAACGATGAGAACGCGTCTGAACGACCACGATTGATCGACATGCTTCGCACATAAGGCGAGATGTCTACACCGTCAAGTGTTCCGTCAAGTACGTCCTCACCGTCAAGTTGGCTGCTGTCAAGCGTGAACTCTCGAACGACGAACCCAAGAGCAGCGAGAACGGTGATCTGTTCACCAAAGACAAGCGTCGTTGCCATGTCAGATCACGCCGACGAACGCCCCGACATTGATCGGGATAGTGCCATTGGCGCGCACATACGCGGCAAGTGCATCAATCACGGCTGCCCCCGTATCTTGTGGCGTTGACAACCCGCCTGCTTCGACATTGATGTTGATGTTCGTGTCACCCGTACCGTTTGGTGATGTCATCGCGGCTGCTGTTGATGCTGCTGTCGTCGTGCCTGCGATCGACGTAGACGGAACAGTCACCTTTCCGAACGCACGTTCCGCGCGATCACGTGTCGCCTTGTCAACCGTTGACTGCAACGTCAACAACTCGCGTTGCGCTTCCGCAAGGTCACGCACCGCGTCCCGTTCACGCAACAACGCTTCTTCGACACGTTCACTTGCTTCGACCTGCTTGTCCTTCGCTTCATTCAACGCGTCAAGGGCTTCTTTGTAGGCATCGCTGCCTTCGGTCGCACCGTTGATCACTTCGTTCAATGTTGCTTGTGCTTCTGACTGTTCAAGTGTTGCGTCGCGCGTTTCATCGATCGCGTCAACGACAGCCAACTTTGCCGACTCCAAGTCACGTTCCGCTTCTGCGATCTGTTCGGGCGACGCTGCACGATTGCGTTCATCGTCAAGATCCTTCGTCGCCTGCTGTTGACCGATCGTCGCTTCGATGACACGCAACTTTGCTTCTTCGAGCGCGATCTCTTTCTTGCGTACTTCAATCGGGTTCGCATCGGGGGATGATCGCAACTCTGCAAGTTCCTTCTCGGCTTCAATGACATCAAAGTTCGCTTGTTCAATGTTGAACTTGGCACGTGTCAAGTTGCGTTCTGCATCAGCGACAGACGCAGGATCAGCAGTCAACGCACGCAGATCAGCAAGCCGTTTCTCGGCTGCCGCAACACCACGCACCGCTTCTTCTTGACGAATGTTCGCGTCACGCAAACGACGGTTCGCTTGATCAAGTTGTTTCGTCGCTTCGATCGCTTCTTTGCTTGACTTCGGGAAACCACCGATGACCATGTTGAAACGTGCCTGCGCCTTGTCGACATTCGCGACACTCAGTTTCAATGCGTCCTTCGCTTTGCCGACATCCTTCGTTGCTTGCGCGGCTGATCGACTGCGTTCTTCATTCGTTTGCAACGCAGACGTGTACTTCTTCAACTGTTCTTGTGCCTGCTTCAATGCGTTCTTCGTGCCACCGCCCGCGCCGCCACCACCGCCCGCGCCGCCACCCGTGCCGCCCAACGCACCGTTCAACGCGTCCGTCGATGCCTTCACGCCTTTGGTTTGATTGGCGACATCAGCAAGTTCTGTCCCGTATCGTCGCGACGCTTGATCGGCAGTCCTGAATGTCGTCGATACCGTCGTGACTTCCTTTGCAGTCAAACCCATTGCAGTCGTCAACTTGTTCGTGTCAATCGTGACTTTGTCGATGTTCGGAACTAGCGGGATCGCGTTGAACTTGTCGATCAAGAAGTTGACTGCACCAACCGCCAACTCAGCAATCTTCGTTCCTAACATCTTGAACTTGTCAATGAAGAACTGAACTGCGTTGACCGCAATGTTCCCAAGTCCTTTGATGAAACCCATGAACAAGTCAGGCAACGCTGCGACAAGTGCGACAACAGCCCCACCGATCCCAATGATCAAGTCCTTGCCCAACAACGCAGTCCACTTGATCAACGACATCAACAACTTGCCACCAAGTTCGAGCAACTTTGGAACAGCGTTCGACAACAGCCAGCCAGCCAACTCGCCTAAGAATGTGACAAGTCGATGCGGAAGTTCACGTGCCGCTTCACCGATCCACCCGACAAGTTTGTCACCCAACTGTTGAACGTTCGCGACAAGGTTAGGCAACGCGACATCAAGCAAGAACGTGACGATCTGTTGCGCGTATGCCTTCAACTTGTCAAGTAGTTTCGGAAACATCGGAACGATCCAACCGATCAACGCGTCACCAAGACGTGACATCGCACGCACAACAAACCCGATCCCGTCTGACGTAAGCCAACCGATGAAACGTTGCATGAACATGATGATCTTGTCGATCGCACTTGGTAGCGCAGGCAAGATCCATTGAGTCAACGCATCAGTCAAGAAGTTGAACCCGCGCACGATCAACGCCTTGCCTTCGGTCGACAACCATGACGTGACGTTGTTGAACATGTCAACGAACGCCTGCAACATCAACGGTGCAAGTTCCTTGACTTTGCTGATCACAAACTCGATCCCACCCGAGAACCCGCCTTCTTGCAACGCTGTCCCGAAACCCGTCAACAACGGCAACACCTTCGTGCTGACAACATCAAGCATCATCGAGAACGCAGGCAACAACGCGGTTCCGATCTGCGCTGACACGTCTTGAAACTGCGCTGCAATGATCCTTTGCTTGTTCGCAACACCGTCACTTGTACGCTCGAAGTCGCCTTGCGCAAGCGCGGTATCCTTCATGATCAACGCGTAGGCGGCTTGTGTCTTGATCGCAATGGGCAACGTTCCCGATGTCGTCTTGATCAATCCCATGCGCATCGCTTCTTCCTTCAAGCGCACATCATTCAACGCAACACCAAACCGCTTCAACGGTTCTGTCTCACCTGACAAACCTGACCGCAACGCGTTCAACGCGTCATCGACAGACGTGTTGTTGAACGACGCAAGATCGGCAGCAAGTTTCACCATGTTCACCGACATGTCGGTTGCTTGTTCATTCGTCAACCCGAACGCTTTGATCAGGTTGCCGTATGTACCAGCCGCTTCCAACGCCTTCTGTTGAGAGATACCCAACGACGCTGCTGACTGTTTCGCGAAGTCGGTCACGCCTTTGGCTGAGTCACCGAACACGACATTGACCTTCGACATCGACTCTTGCAAGTTAGAAGCCGCATCAATGAACTGCTTGCCCATGACTGCCGCCCCTGCCGACATCGCAGCAAACGCGATACCCGCCTTCTTCGTCAACCCGCCTAACTTCGATCCCAACGTGTCGCCCGCATTGCCTACGCCCGTCAATGCCGACATCGCACCCTTGGCGTTGCCAAGGATCGTCAGCGTCAGTTTGCGTTCGCGTGCCATTGTTCAATCGTACCCTGCGACGTGTTAGTCAGGGAACGCGTCGCCTAGGTTGTCGTCGATGAAACGTTGATAGGACGCAGCGATCGCGTCATAGTTCATTGTCACCGACGCATAGACGAAGTTGTCTTTGTTCTTCACCCATGCAACGGGCGGTTGACCCTTTGCCGTAAAGTTGTTCCAACCTTTGATCGAACGCAACCCGCCTGCCTTCGTGCGTGACAACGTGACTTGTGTACCGCCCGCACGTCGCCCGATGTTGCGCCCACGACTATCTACATACTGCGACTCCACACGACGCGCAACCTTGTCGATGTTCTCACCTGATCGAACAAGTGTCGCACGTGCGCGCGTACCACGAACGTTCGGGGCTTTGATCAGACGTGTCTCATTGATGCGCGCATTGAAGTTCGCGCCACCGAAGTACGGCACGCCTTTGCCACCACCAACAACTTTGACTGCCATGCGACTGCTTGACGTTTCAAGTGTGGCAGCCGCTTTGCGTTGCTGTTTCGTTCTCGCCAACGCCTGCGCACCTCGAATGACAACACGGGCGACACGTTCATTCGCTTCTTGCAACAACGCATCAGCCGCACCTTTGTCGGTTGCCTTCTTGATCTCACGTAGGAACGGTGTCAAGTTCATGACTTCGACTTTGCCGTACCCGCCTGACTGTCCCGAGATCCTAGGTTGTTTCGCCATGTCATCACCGCCTGCGTGTGTTCATTCGTTTCGCACGCCAACGAAGATACGCGATCAATGTTTCAATCGTTGACTCTGACTCCTGCAATAACACCGACGGGGCAATGCCCGTTTCAGCAGCGATTGAACAGATCAGCCAATGGGCTGAGTCGTCGCCAAAGGGGTATCACCGTCAACGTCACCGATCTCGACATTCTCGATCGTCTGAATCCAGTCGGGATCAAACTTCTTGTCGGTGTTCTTGTTTCGTGTTTCCGATGACCACGCAAGCCACGCCAAGTCAGTCAACCTGATCTCTGTCTCGAAACGTGCGACTGATCGTTGCCATGTGCGCTCGAAACCAACAAAGTCAGCAAACACCGCCTGCACGTCACGCGTTGTTCCGTCGTTGTAAGTGACAGTCAGATTGATCTTCATGTCATGACCCCTTTCGTGTGATCATTGATGTCAGGCAGTTGCCTTTGCGATCGTGCCGCCTTGGAACGACAGTTCGGTCGTTGACAACTCGCCCACCGCACCGTTGATCGGGGTGTGAGATGCCAAGTACGCACCAGTAATCGTGTAGGACGGGTTCGTCGCGCTGACCGCACCAGAAGTCGGCTTGAACGTGACGGTCGTGGTCGTACCGACAAGCGGATAGATCGTTGCTTCGATGCTTGACGCGGCGAAGTCCTGATTGAGCGTCACGTCGCAGGTCACGTTGCCGAGTCCCCCCACGAAGTTGCGCGAGTTATCTCCGAACGCGGTGATCTCAACGGCTTCCTTCTCGTAGGTGATGACAACATTCGTTGCCTTGCCTGATACGGCGACCGAGTTGATCGTGACCGACACGTCGGTGAGAACGATTGCTGCCATGAGTTAGTCCTGCTCTTTCTTGTCAAACTTCTTTGGTGCGTTGTTCACGACTTCGACGTGACCGCCTTCGATCAACGCGTCAACATTGAACCCGACAAGTGCATCATCATCGATGGTCGCACCTTGTTTGCCGAGCGTTGTGTTGTCGCTGGTGATCTTGTAAGCGGTCATTAGTTTGTCCTTATGCGTGAACGACTACCGAACATACTATCTGAAGAAAGTCGGCTTCTGCAACAGTCAAACTGCTGATGCTTGTTGCCGTGTCAACGATCAACGTTTGCGCGACACCGCCCAATGTTCGATCGCCTTCTAACGCTGCCCGCAATGACGACGCACCGCCGTAGGACAAGTATGCGTCAAGGTTCGCATGTGCAACGCGGTCAAGGTATCGCCCGACAATGACAAACACGTTGAAACGCATCTGCACGTCACCACCGCCCATTGCTGCGTGATACTCGATCGACTCAATCACGGGAAACGCGACAGGCGGGTTCAGTTGTTCGGGTTGATAGTCAAACGCGCGAAGCCCCGAAACGGTCGCAAGACGGTTCTTCAACCCCGTTGCAACTTGTGAAACAGTTGCGGGCATCAGGCAACGCCCAACATTCGGTAGGGCGACAACAAGTCACGCACGTCAGGATCAACTGATCGCACCGACACCGCCATGTCACCAAACGCCATGACACCAAGCGCAGCGTTGTAGCGCGCAAACTGACGCATCGACAACAACACGCACGCTTCACGCACGTCATCAGGTATCGCTGCCCAACCCCATGTCGCAGTCACACGCACGCCCATCTCTTGTGGAATGTAGAACAACGGGAACGTCTTGCCACCGATCGCCGTGATCGTTCGGTAGGGACGTGTTTGCAACACGGCATCAAGCGGTTCGACGACATAGTCGGTATTCAACGTCCAAGTTGTCTCGAACGTCCCGTCACCGTCATCATCGGTTGCGACAACCAAACCTGATGTCGATGAGATGTCAGGTACGGGCAAACGATAAGAGTCAGACGCAAAGAACTTGATCGCCTGCGTCGTTTGATAGAAGAACCTTCCGCAGTATCCGTCGATGCGACGTGACGCACCTTCAATCGAGTTCTCGATCAACGCATCATCGATCGCATCACTCAAACGCAACGCTGCCTTCACTTCATTCAACGTGCAGTAGCCGTTCGTGATAGGCATACGTCAACCTTTCTTGCGTCGTGTCGGCTTCTTTCTAGTCGTTGTTTCAACGTCGTGTTCAATCGATGATGTCTCAACAACGTCGACGACATGCCCGAGTGATCGCAACACGTCATTGACCATTGCAACGCGGTCATGTAGACCGCGCGCAATGTATCCGTCACGTTCAAGCAGTAGCGCAGCAATGTGGTGGTTCATGTGCCGATCCTACCGTTGTTCATCATCGCGCGTTGATCGCGCAACAACTTAGAACGTTGGGGTGACCAGACCCGTGCCGCCGACAAGTGCGAAGGCGTTGGGGTAGCGGTTCGCGGTGAACGCTGAGTAGCCGTAGACGATCATCGTGATGTCGAGTTCGGCAGCCTTCGGCTGTTCGAAGCGCAGCATCATCGGTTCGCCTGCACCCTGCTCCCACAAGTGGGCTTCCTGAGTGTTGCCGACGATGATCACGTCTTCGTTCGAGCCAGCACCGTTGGTGGTGATGACGTTTGCGTCGGTGATGATCGGCAAACCGAGCATGGTGTAGCCCGAGTTTCCGTAGACAGGCGCACCGTTGCCCGATGCGAACGCAGGCTGACCGTTGAAGTTCGGTACTGGAACAGCGAGTGGGCGGTTCTGACCGTCGACAGCAGCCAAGATGAACGCCAAACGACGTGGGTGCATCAGGATGAAGTTCGGACCTGCGAAGAAGTTGGTCTGGATGCGCTGCACCGCGTCAACGACCTTCGGGTAGAGTTCTGCAACGCTTGGCGATGCGTCGGTGTAGGTCACGACCTGCGTGATCACGTTGGTCAACGACGTTGCCGAAGTGGTCACGAACAGCGAGTCCAAGTTGGTGTGGTATGCCGACACAAGGTCTGCCATGACAAGCGTGTCGATGTTCGTACCACGCTCGATCGCCTGACGCGACACGTTCTGTTGACCTGCAACGGTCACGACCGACACGTCCAACTTGGTGTCGTCCATGTTGGTTTCCTGCACGGCAGCACCTTCGGTCTGCACGGCGGTTGCTGAACCAGTCGTCACTTTGCTGATCGACAGAGTCAGACCTTCGTTCGGCAACTGGTGTTTGCGGGCAACGTCAAGGAACGGGCGACCTGCACGCGCGAACGGCGCGGCAAGGTTGGTCAAGAACTGCGGGACGATCAATCCAGCGAAGTTTGCGCTGGTGACATCACGACGTTCGACACGTTCTTCGTTCATGTGACGTGCGAGACGCTCGGAAGCGGCAAAGTCGTTCATGAACTGCGCTGCGAACGCATCGCGAATGAACGAATGATCGCTCTTTGGTGCGTAGGTGCGCGGCTCACTCTTGACTGCGGTGACTGCCTGCTCGACGTTGTTTGCCTTGCGTGCTTCTGCGGCTGCTGCTGCACGCTGTTCGAGTTCGACATGACGACGGATCTGCTCATCGAGATCGCGCACGACTTCAAGGGTGTCAGCGATCTGCTTGTCTTCGTCGGCGGTCAGTTCACGTGCATCGGCGGTCGCCTTTGCAACGATGTCATCAGCCAGCGCGAGTGCTGCATCGCGCTTCTCATTGAGTGTTGCCGAGTATGTCATGGTCGGTGTCCTTTCGACTTATCTGATCAACCGAGCAAGTGCGAGTTGTGCGCGTCGCACATTCACACCGATCGATTGATGTCCTAGGTTATCTGAACTCTCTACTTCTTGCAACTGTCTAGACCTGATCTCGGCAACGGTGCGTTCATACGCAGGAAACGTCACAACGCTGACATCGAACAAGTCGACTTCGTCAAGTTCTCGAACCGTCATGTCGTCCGACCATGAATCCTTGATCGTGCGGAAGGCGAATGACATCTGCGATAGGTCGCCGCGCTTCAACGCCGACATGACACGCATCGCGTCTGGGTTGTTTGGATCAAGGTCAGCCGCAACTGCCAATCCGCGTTCGTCTTCATGCAGGCGCAACGTTCCCGACGTAGTGCGGGCAAGTGGCACGCCTTCATGATCAATCAACAGTCGCACATCTGCACCGCGTTCCAACGTCTTTGCAAACGCACCACGCTTCACATACTCGATGAACGGCATCGGTTCACTTGCCGAGTCGAACACCGCCGCATAGCCGTAGAGCGTCGTGCCTTCGGTTTCTTGCATCTGGCGAACATCGATCGTTGTGTAGGCGACACGACGTTCATCGTTGCCGATCGAACACCAACGTGCTTCTTGCGTCATAGTGTCGAGCATACTAGCAATGTTGTCAACGTGTGATGATCGTTCATCATCAAGACGTGCAACAAGTCGTTCCGCGTACTGTTGCGCGCGTCGCGCACTCGCCTTCGTCGATCCACCGCCCCACAACAACATCGATACAAGCCCCGCCGTGATCTCATCGCCTTGCACCGCATCAAGATCAACAATGTGTCGCGCAATCCAAGGCGCGATCCTTCGCCACTTATCTTCCGACAACGCTTCACCGTTTGCCATGCGTCGCGCATCAGCAACAGTCGCAGGCATCAACCCGTCACCCGACTCGCCTTGTTCATGCAACTTCAATCCGCGTCGCGCTGATGCTGCCATGAATGTCGGTGCAATCAACGAAGGCGACTGTCGTTTGTCGTGATTGATGATCGATGCTTCTGACTCGTCGGGCATCTCGATCTCATCTTCCGACTCGCCTTCTTCCAACTCGCCTTCTTCCGACTCTGACTCTGACTCGATCTCTTGATTGATCGTCAAAGTACCGTAGTTGTAGATGACCGTCTGCATTGCCTCGCGTTGTTCATCGTCGACTTGTCCCAACGGCTCGATGTCTTCATTGAATGAGATTGCCAACATCTGATCAACTGCGTCTTGTTTCGTTTGATGACATGCAACCGTCACGAACGACCCGTCTGCTTCTTGTTTGACAGTTGCCCAACCGTTGCAGTCGTCTTGACTTTGAGAGATACCGAAAGGCATGATCAATCAACGTTCGGTGTCAACACGCGAAGTACCGCAGTACCGACTTGCGAAGTCACTACGCCATACATCTTCTGTTTGATCGGCAAGTAGAACTCATGCGGTGACGTGTGCTTCTCTAACGGCAAACCGTTGTTAGTCGTCACCGTTTCATCACCAACATAGATCGTTGCGCTTGTCACGATCTGCATGTAGACATAGCGGTTCTGATCATCGGCATCGACGATCAACGTTGGTGTCGTTCCTACTGTCACGCTAGTTGTCTTCATACGATCACCTCTCTGGCGGTTGTGCGTCAGTTCCGACGACTTGTGATGACGTTGGTGTCATGAACACATCGCCGCCTTCATACGGTTCACGGTTCTCTTGCTGACGTGCTTCGTTCGGTGACATCGTTCCCGAAACAATCTGAACTTGCTGCGCTTGAACACGTGTCAACAAGTCGGCACGCATGAACTCATCTGCATTGAACCGAACACGTTGCGTCAATGGAAGCATCTCGCTGATCGCGTCTTCGATGCGACGCATGAACGGAAGCAAGGTGTATCGCACGAAGTTAGTGCCTGCACTCTCGATGTTCTGATAGGTCTGCGAGTTGCCGCCCGACCCGTTGATCATGTGGATCGGGATACGGTAGGCGCGCGCAATGTCACGGACGATCGCTTCACGATGTTCGAGCATCTGACTATCTGCTGCGCTTGTCGTGATTGGTCGCCACTTCAACCCGCCCGTCAACACGGCAGGTCGACGACGTTGCGTGTGCGCATCTGACCATGTGTCACGAAGTACCTGCGCTTGTTCGGGCGTGATCGTCGTTTCTGTTTCAAGCACGCTTGACGGGGTTGCGCCTTCACCATAGAACTGCGACAAGAACCGATCCATCGCTAATCCAATGCCGATCGTGTTGCGCATCGCTTCCAAAGGCGAAACAGCACGCACTTGGTTCGGCAACAAGATCCAATGCACCGCGCGAATGTCATCACTCGAATACTCGGTGCGATCAATCGTGTAGATGTACGATGCACCGTCGTCAGAGATGACAGTTTTCTTGACAAGGTTCGGGTGAAGCACGCGCATCTCGGCAGGCAACTCGCCTGCGCGTCGCGGTGCGTAGATGTAGGCGCAACCATGCAAGGCAAGTGACAACATTGTTTGATGCACGAACTCAAACATCGTTTGGTGCGCGTTCGGTTTGATCAGAACGCTTGGTGTCGGTAGTTTCTCGACACGTCCCGCACGTTGACGCGTCAGTTCAAGCGGCATTGTGGCAACAGAGTCGGCAAGAAGTGACACGGCTGACATCACGGCGGTTGACGCAAACGCGGTCAGTTCGGTGACAATCTCGCCTGACCAGTTCGGATAGAACGGTCGTGCCGTGATCTGGTACGGGTCGATCGATGTCGGCAAGGCGCGACGTTCGGTGATGCGACGTAGCAAACTCATGAGTTAGCCCAACCCAACACGATGAAACATGCGCCAGCGACGATCAAACCTGCGGGGATTGCAAACAAACCCGCGCCGATCGTCAGCAGAACGCCGCCGATGACTTCGGAAAGTGTAGTGACTTGGTCGCGTGTCATTCCCATACTTGCACAATACTAGGCGCAAGTGTGACCCTTTGACGCGATGTCGCACGGTCAAGAGCCATGACAAGGGCGATCGCTGCGTCGATCTTGCGTCGCGACTTACCCTTCGACAGTCGCCACCCTTGATCTGTCATGCGTTGCGCGGCACTCAACACTTGATCCGTGTAGGTCGGTGAACCGTCGTGCGTGACACGTTTGTTGACGATCATGTCATAGGCGTTCCCGCACGCAGGGATCAAACGTTGCGATGATTGCGGGTACTCGACCATAGGCAACCCGTCATCACTCAACGCTTCTGCTGATCGTTGGAAGTAAGCAGGGTCATAGACAAACTCTCGAACATCGAACTCTCGATGCAACGCGCGTAGGTGCATCTCAACGCCTGCAACATCAACGCCTTCGTCGCGCGGTTGCCAGATGCGCGCACGTGTCACGACCAAGTCGTCTTGGGGTTGGGCGATCACGACCGCGATGCTGTCATGTTTCAACGCCATGTCAATCCCAACAAACGTCGGAAGGTCGGGACGCAACTCTCGCGTGTCGAAACATTGTTGCCACGAACCTGCTGGCAACCATGACTCTTGCGCTCTGACCCATTGGTTCAGTCGCCAGCGACGGAACGCCGCTTCATCGGATTGTTTCATCGCGGTGCGCATGTCATCAATGTCGATCAACCCAAGTTTCAAGTTCGGGTTAGCGATTGCCCATTGTTGTTCGTCGTTCAAGTCGCAATCTGGCGCGGCTTCCCACCACCACATACCGAACGTGTCATCGATGACTTCACCAGCCGCACATTGTTTCCCGTACTGATACAAACGACCCGCAACCGTATCCAAGTCATACCCTGCGGTCGTGATCGACACGACAAGCGGTTCGATGCGCGCACCCGACCCAAGGGTCATCTGATCATAGAGATCGGGCGTTGACTGATTCCACAACTCATCGAACAGCACAAGTGACGGGTTCAATCCCGCCTGCCCCTTGAACTCGCTTGACAACACTCGAAACACCGAACCGAACCTAGGCATCTCGATCGCGTCACGGTACACCTTGCACTCACTTGACAACGATTGACTGCTAAGTATCTGCTGCTTGCTCTCATTGAAGATGATGCGCGCTTGTTCACGGTCGCCCGCGACGACATAGATCTCTGCGCCCGACTCACCCGTGATCATCCCGTAGACAGCAACCGTTGACAACATCAACGACTTGCCTTGCTTACGTGGCAACCCGATCAACGCGCGACGATAACGCAATCGACGCGTCACCGCGTCACGCTCAAACAACGCACGCAATAGCCACTTCTGCCAAGGCGTGAACAACAACGGTTCGCCTGATCGAAACCCCTTCATCACCGTGAAGTGATCAGCCGCAAACTTGATGATCTCATCACCGTCCGTGATGTTCGACTTGCGTGGCGTGTAGAACGCAGGTTGCCACTTAGTCGCTGGTAGCAGCGCGCTTCGTTTCGATCCTTCGCCTGATCTCGTTGAACTCATGTTGCTTGTGTTCCCCTATCCCTAGTGTTGCACGGTCGGTAGGACTGAAACCGATCTGCGACAACAAACTTGTGATCTGACGATCAATCTCTCGCAACGCGCGACGTTCTCGCCATGCCGTTTGTTGCGTGAACACAATAGTACGCAACTGCGAACGTTCATCGGTCATCTCACACGCCATCAACACGATGTCACCGTCAAGTGCGGGACGTAGCCACGCTGCACCCGACGACCAAACGCGATCCCACAACGCGCGACCATGCGTTCCCAAAGGACGATGCGGTTCGGGAACGTTCGACGCAAGTGAAGGCAACGCAATGATGTCGGCGTGCTTTGGCAACTTGCGTTTCCCAAGGTTGCCCAAACGCACTTTCTGTTCAACGGGTTTCGGTCGCCTGCCCGATCCTTTGCCGCCCATGCGTGATCAATCGCCTATCGCGTCGGGACGTGTCGTCGGGGGGGTCAAGAAAAGTGGTTTATCTGCGGTCATGAGAGAGAAGGTCGGTCGTTTCTCCTC